ATCTCGGATAAAAGCCTGCGCCCGTTTAGTTTATTATCAAAATACCTCATGCCGTAATCCTGTTTGCCCAGCCATAGATCATTACTACGTTTGCCGTGGCACAGAATGCCGTCACAACAAGCGCATTGTTCAAAAGAAGTCCGGGGGCCACAAGGTAAAGCCCGTCCTCTGCCGGAACGGTGTATTCAATCAGGCAATCTGGTGAAGTGGCGCCGCCCCATTCAATAGTCAGTTTGCGGGCTGTTGAATCAGAGTTCACGGCGTACAACCATATCTCGTCCATGTCGGTTGTGCCGGTTACGGCAGTGTGGATCGTGGTTCCGAGAGTGGCGGTCTGAACAACCTTGATGCCTTTGCCGTTCGTGGATCCGCTAAGAAGTATTTTTGAGAGAGTGGACATCAGTTAAATACCCTGTGTTGGAGAATGGTATTGAGAGAGACTGAGTTAATAGTAGCTACACCGTTAATAACAACGTTACCGGGAAACGTCCACGTTGTACCGCTTACCGTAGCGCTCGGTATAGATGAGTTCGTGGCAGACAGGAGAGCATAGCTAACAGCACTTAACCCAGAGTCAAGTGTTCCTGAATCGTTTACTACCGTAACCGTTGTCAACGTCGTATAAGCGACAGCACTGATACGGCTATAAATCGTGCCGCCGCTGTTCGTGGACTTAAGCCTGCGGCCCACATGGTAAGTGCTGGACTGGTCACCGACCACGGTAAAACTGGTGGCGCTAACGTAGGTCGGCGTTGATCCGGCAATCCACTGGTCTATAGTGACGGATGTATCGTTAATGCCGTCGAAGTTGTCCCACGTCTCGATTGGAGAGGCTGGCGGGTCGGTATCGGTAGAAGGCGCGAGCACGAATTTGACCGCGGTGCTTCCTATCTGCCAGATAGGGTAAGCGACTCCTGAGCCGTCAGCCGGGAACCCTTTGGTATTCAGGACAATCGGGTTAGCATGTGCTGCTGATCCGGCTTCGTTTTTGTAGGTTGTTACTTTCGTGGAAGAACCTACCGCGTAGGTAAACAGAAGCGCGCCGGTGTACGGGTTGCCGTTGGCATCGATGAACTGATGTGCGGAGAAGGGGGATAGGTAGTTAGCCATTATTCAAGGGGTTCCTAAGTGACGGATGACCAGTTTTGGAGGATTGTGATAGGCGGATCGATTGTTTCGGCAGTTCCATTGCTTCTTTCATGGGCCAGACGAAGAATTAGCGAGTGGCGCGAGCGCCGCCGCGCCGTAAGGCGATAACTGTCGCAGAATATCTGCAACTGCGTTCGCGGATTGCGGCCTTTCCGTCAGCATCTTTACCAGCGCGTTTTGCACTGGTCTTGTGTACATAGCACCACCTGCTGCAAGCCCTACTGGGATAGCCGGGTTAATTGCGCCTGCCCCGATGGCGGCACCGCCAAGGGCAAGACGACCAACGGTTCCGCTGTCCGGGTATTTGCTGCCGAGGACTTTCTGACCGGCACTTCCGAGGTCTTGCATCAAGGCGGTTCCACGCGAAACCGCACGGCCTCTTACGCTGTCGTCGGCCATCTGAATAGCTGAATTCAGTTGAGCGGGAGTGAAAATACCTTCATTGTTCTTCGCGGATTTTGCGGCCTGCTCGATTCTCACAAGGTTCGCCCACCCACGGTCGGCGCGTTTCACCATGTCAGCGACATGCGGATTGGATCGCATCATCTGCTGTTTCATCAGGCTTTGGATCTGTGTCAAGGCGTCTCCTAATTCTTGTTCGGCGGCTGTCGATGACTTTGAGTACCGGGATGCGATCTTGCCTAAATCACTGTCAACGGATTTGTAGACATCAGCCAGCATGGAGCGACTCGGTGACATGCGCCCCATAACGGTATCACTCAGCACCTTGTCAAATTTCCTCCCCATGTCGGGAACAAGGTTTGTGGCCATTTGCTTGAGTTGATTAAGGTCAGAATCAAATCGATTGTCGAATTTTACGCCTTTTACCTGATTCAGTGCGTCATCGTAATACTGGCTTAGCGTGTCTCCGGCCTTTCGGATAGCTTCGTGCCCGACACCTTCAACTTTTGCACCAACAGGAGCCAAAGCCCGATTAATGGCCGACTTATTGAATGATTCTAGGGTCTGATTTCGCGCTCGGTGGATCATGTCTCCTAGAATAGGGACGCTCTGTAGCTTCTCTTCGGCTATCGCCGCCCGGCCTCCGATAGCCTGGCCAACGGTCGGCTGCACGCCTTCCGCTTGCAGCGCCTTGAGTTGAGGATTTACAGATGCTTTAGGACTGACTACACGGGCAAGACCAGACAGAACTACAGGAGCAGCAGCGCCTACCACAGTACCTAAACCTACCTGTTTCGCCTTTTCTTTCAGAAAATCACCTTCTGTAACAGGCTGAAGTGCACTAAAACCAGCGCCTGTGGCAGCGCCTGCAACTACTCTGCCTCCCAGAGTAGCTGCAGGCGCTGCAACGGCCAGAGGGGCGGTAGCGGCTATATTCCCGGCCAGTCGATAGGCATCGATGCCAGCCTCGCCACTGGCGGCACGGGACGCTTGGTAGGCTTTCTCTTTTTCTGAGATAAACTGACTGACCCCGCCTTCTGGTAACTTTCCAACCAACCCAGTGCGGTCGGCAAGCCAGTTATTGAATTCGTTCATGGTCTTAACCACGCCATCAGGCATGGCCTTCTCCAGAATTTGAGCGCCAGCGTCGTAAGGGTCCATTGCGCCTTTGGCGAATTTTTCCATGCGAGAGACAGGAGCGGCTTTAGGTGTTTCCGTTGCCTTTTTCTCGGGCGTCTGAGTTTCGTCGTCCCACTTGATGCCGCCAGTCTTAGGCTTCTCATCGTCCCATGAAATATTCATTGCACGCGCTTTCCTGTTTCTGCGTCGAACACGGTTTTCCCGCCATCGGTGGAGAATACCTTTCGCCCGTCCTCGGAGGTTCCTGTCTTTGCGCCTTTAGGGATTTTGTAGACTTGTTTTGAAACTGGTGAACCGGAAGCCTTCTGCTTGAGCTTCGCCACGCCGTCATGGACGGCAGTGCGGAAATCTTCTAAAGCGGCGTCGAATGACTCTTCGTTCTGGGCTGAGTCAAGTCTGGCCATGGCCGCTTCTGCCCGCTTGCCTTCAAAGTCGGTGATCTGACCGCCGCCCTTCAGAAGCTGACGGGCCTCAAGGAAAGCGCCGCCTTTCAGTTGGTCAAGGCGCGCTTTGAAGTCAACACGCGACGTTCCGGGCGTCATTTGAGTAGGAATTACAGACATGGCACCAATCGAGAATTTCTTACCTTTGTGGTTCTTCAGTTCGTCGATGTAATTGCCGACTGTACCGGCCATCATTTCGGAACCCGGAACGGCTAGTTCTGCTTCAGTCCGAGTCTTCGCCTCAATTTGTCCTGCTTCCTTTCCTCCGGCGATAGCGGCTTGCCCAGCGACTTCACCGGCCAGAGTTCCTAGCGGGCGAGCCTGACCACCGGGAAGTGCAGGCATTTCATGGCGCACACCGCCAATATCGCCATACTGTGGGGCGCGAATGGCGCGATAGAAGCTAGGGCGTTTTTCTTCCGGAAGTTTCTCTATGTACTCATAGACCTCAATATCTGACGGTCTTTTTGCCAACTGTTTACCGCGAAGCATGTTCTGATCGTATTCAGAGGCGAGTTTCAAAGCCTCCGGCGCAAACCGACTCCGCGCCATGGCGGCAATCGCGTTTTGCATGTTGAACCCGCCAGGCGTTCCCGGTGATCCGGTACCAGGAATCGGTTCGCCCATTGCCAAAGGCCCAACCCCGGAACCCACGTCTTGCTCTGAATACGGACGATCAGGCGTTGCCGGTGTGCCTTGCGTGTAGGCGCCGCGGAGAATTTCCGCCAAGGCGTTACGTTCTGATTCAAGACGCCGACGCTCCTGCTCTAGACGCTGTGCGCCGCGCATTTCAGCGTTGTAGGAGTCTCTACGGTCTGCCCAAGTTGCCATTATTTGTCCCTCTTATCCATCACCAACCGCCGCCATAGCTTCCGCCACCGCCATAGCTTCCGCCTTGGGTGAAGCCGCTACCGAAATTATCAGATGTCCCCTGATAGCTGGAATCAAGACCACTATTACTTGTTTTGCCTTGTGTTCCTCCGGCCTGTTGTTCTGTATTTCCTCCACCCGCAGAGGATGGGACCCATGATTGAATGATGTTGTTCAGGGCAAGCTGCCCCTGTCTCGTTACCTCAAACTGGTCAAGTACACGGTTCCATTGGTTTGTAGCGGCGGCACGCACAGCGCCACTCAAGGCGTTCGTGCGTCCTGCTTGCAGGTTTGACATATTGGAAGAAGCAGTTTGACCGATGCCGAGCTTTTGCAGCCATCGGTTGAATTCGTTACCGTATTCCTGTGAGGCTGATTTTTGTCCGTAATCCTGCAAAGCACGTCCCGTGTTTCCAGACAGCAAACCACCCTTTGCCGCAGCGGAATTCTCAAGCGCCTCCGTCCCTTGTCCTAGCCTCCATTGATAGCTTGGGTCGCTGGTGATCGCGTTCGGGTCGGACTCCCATTCCTGAAATCTCGATAAGGCGTTTGTCCCGTATTCATTCCACGGCTCTTGATACCCAAGCGCCTTGTCATAGCCTTCGGTAATAATGCCCTGTGCGCGTGCTTCCTCCGCATCCGCAGCGCGACGTGCTCTTTTAATTTTTCCGCCATGCGTTGTGTTCCAGGCACCTCCACCACTTCCAAAACCTCCAGCCATATTTCCTCCTAAACAGTGTTCCCCGCAGCGTCCTTCCAGACAACGGAAGGCGTCACGGCGTTAACGTTAATGGGTAGATTCAGGGTCAAATCGTAAAATGGGCGACCTATCCAGAGATTAGCGGTTGGCCGCTGTGCGGTTGTCCCGGACTCCGTAACAGAGTTTGCGGCAAGCCACATCAGGTTTAACCATTCCGACCCGACCCGCGTTACTTTCCCGTATTCATCGAATAAAGGAGATGAAAATGGAGGGTTCGGGATCATGGCTGATTGATGAAAACTCCGGTGATAACGCGCTTTACCGGATCGGTAATCGCCAGTCTAAATACCATATCTCGGGCGGATAATGGGAAAGTAGGCCGGCCAAAGCGTGCCCTCGTCATGTCATCGCCGATAGCACCCATGTCTGTCCAGACCTCGGAACCGAATGTCTTGCCGCCATCTACGGAAATCTGAAGCATCATTTGCGGGTCTTCGCCTTGACCCGAGACAAGGCCGACGCCCATTTCACCGTCTACCTGAAAAGAGGAAACGCGCTGTCTTTTGCCTTCGACGTACCAGTGCTTGCTGGTGATCTCCATACGCAATTCTTCGCCGTTATCGGCGTAAACGTCCGGCTTGAGTTTGTAAAAATTGCCGTTCTCGTAATCGGTAACGATCAGGTTTCCTTGAAACTCTACCCCGATTTCTCCACGGTCACGGTCGATCCCGTAGCTCTTGAGTTGCGACCAGGTCTTAGTGGACCCGTCATAAAGCCATGAGGCATTAGCAGCCGGGAAACAGATCTGGTACATGGGATGACCGCCGATGGTGTAACTAAACGCTGTCGCGTCTGACACATCCCCGTAACTGTCAATGATGTGATCGAGTTCTGAGTCTGATATACGGGTTACGGCGAATCCTTGTAAAACTCCGACAACCGAACCACCGCCCCGGACCTTGGCCAGGAATGCCAGAGACCCCATGAACGGGGCTACGCTCCAGCGAGCGGAAAGCCCAAAATCGGCGTTTGCGCCTCCAATACGGATATAGGGGAAACCCGGTAGCCCGGCGTTCGCCCACGGCTCGATAGTCTTTGAACCAAACAGGATGATCTGTCCATTAAGTGAGTAAACCCTAACTAAATAGTCAGGTTGCGATTCAGCCGTGGCAAAGTTTGTCCCGGAATAGCTTGATGCCGCATAGGCGTCTGAGCCGTAGAACCTTCCGGAGTTAGCGAAGCTGTTCAAAATACGGCCAGAATCAAAGCAATTCGTGACTGGGCTAGCCGGAAAATCAACGTCCGTGACCTCTGCAAAAACCGAGGTGGTCATGTTGTACGTCCAGCCGTCCGTACCGTCTACGATCTGGATTTCCGTTCCGTTGTCGTCAATCGAGACACGTCCGGTGGTCGTGTTCAGCGTCCCGAGATTGGCCGTTACTCCGGCGTTGTTGACGCTGTAAAATGTTCCACGATGAACAAAATAGAGATAATCGCTGTTCTGCGGAACGTGAACACCACGAACAGGTGTATCTCCCATGCTGAAGAACAGTTCCTTTCCGGGCGTACCGATAATAGCAACTCTGGTCTTGTCGCCGTCCGGTGTGTATTCGTAGTAGCAATTAACCCGACCCTGCGCGGTGATACTCGGGCTTTTGCCCTGAAT